GCTGATATGAAAGGTAAAGTTTCAGTTGAGCCTAAGGTCGTAATTGGTACTAAAAATGTAAAAGACACATGTGCTACCGTATATTCCAATGAGCCTGCTTCGATTACACGTCGTGATCGCATCACATTGACGTGTCGGGTTAAACCGGAGTATGCGGTACACGATATGTTGAACGAGGATAAAGTTCGCGCTCATTACCCTAATGGTTCACCCTTGATCCCAGATTTTTGGGATATTACGGTTGAAAAATCATTTCCTATACCGCATGGAGTGAAAGGAAAAGCAGCTACTGTGGGCTGGGAAGTTGTAGAATCTGACGGTCGCCCGTTAGAAAACATAAGCTTACCTGAATTGATTAGATGGATTGCTCAGGATTCCAAAAAGTTTTATGCTAGTCAACGAGAATTGGTGGCAAAGAACAATAATCTTGACAAACAAATTCAATTGTGCCCAACATGTAGATTTCCTACTCCGGATGTGTGTATTTGTGAAAACAAGGCACGCATTTATTTGCATAAGATGGATTCGCAGTGTGCTACGGGATACTGTACACGTTGTGAAGCCCACCATAAGGAAGATGGAGAGGTTTTTGACAACCAGATAGGTGAGCGCATTGTAGCTGCTACACTTCCTAGATATCGCAAATTTAGCCGTTGGTGGAATATACGAACATCGTATTGGACGGATGAAATTGAGAGAAGATCAGTCGATGCGTTATTGAAACGCTTAGATTGGCTGGAAACTTCTAGGTGGGTGTGTTGGACTAATTGGATTCCAAAGGATTGGATAGAGAATGATTGGATGAAAAACGTTGTGTGGTTTACTCGCGAAACAGAGTTACGCGAGCGCATTCGCTGTTCATATTTAAATCATCTTCTAGGCATTGGAATTTGCTTTATTTGTGTGTTTTTCGTTAACACTTGTTTTCTACCTTTATTAGCATTCCCTTTGGCGGGAATTTCTGGTATAGTAGAATTTGAGAAACGGAAAATGTACGATGAAGTTGTTGCAGACAATAGCGCTATGCCCAAGGTATTTAAAATGTACCGAGATAGGCATATAAAGTGGATAACTAACACTTGTTTGGTAATTGCTGCTTTATATGCTATAGCCCAAATATATAAGGCTTTTAGAGTTACTCCTGTCCCACAGGGCAATATTGCCCCTTCAAGTATGATTGATATAGTGGAGAGAGATGCCGAAGTCAATCCTTGGGCGGGAGTAACCATTAGTCAAATGCCATGTACAGAGAAATCGAAGACCACGACTCCCGATAGGTTAGAGAAAATGGTGCAGAATAATCTTTGTCACATGGCAATAACTTTGGTAGATAATGGAAGAGTTCGCAATTTCGAGTGCGATGCATTTTTTCCAAAATCCAACGTTGCCATAGTGCCTCAACATATGTGGAAAGCGGACGATATAAAAGCGAAATTTACACGACATGATCCTAAGATGATAGGAGGTAATTTTGAATGCTTTTTGTACCGTAAATTCAGTGCGGATATACCCGGTACTGATTTATCCATAGTTTGGGTGCCGAATGGTGGAGATTGGAAAGACTTAACTGATTATTTTCCGTTACAGCGTTTTGCCAGTGTACCGGCTCGGTTAACATACAAGCAGAAGGATGGATCTTGTGTAGGGTCCAAACTGATGATGGATGTTGGAGAAGTTGTTACTTTTGCTGCCGAATTTTTTGGTGCGAAGTACAATTTGGGGTTTGAAACTTTTGAAGGATTGTGTATAGCCCCGTTGATTACCGAGACACGTGGCCCTCTGATTGGTGGTTTTCACTTAGGAGGTAAAAGTGGTGAAACACGAGGATGTAGTGGGTTATTGCTCAAGTGCGAATTTGACAAGGCTTTTGTGGAGTTAAGTAGTAGACCGGGAGTGGTTTTATCAAAAAGTTCAGGTTCTATACCAAAAGAACTTTATGATATTCAGTTCTATGAGAATGATACTATACATCCTAAAAGCCCCGTAAACTATTTGCCAGAAGGTACGAATTGTAAGTATTACGGTCAAGTAAAAGGGCGCGCTACTTATCATTCAGTGGTGGAACCTACCATTATATCCGATCTTGTGGAAGAAGTATGTGGAGTCCCCCAGAAGTGGGGGGGTCCCAAATTTCGACAAGGTTGGCCATGGCAGGCTTCTTTGCAATATTCCACGAAACCGTCATGTGGAATAGAAGGATCTCTTCTTGAACGTGCAGCAAAAGATTATTTAGAGGGATTTTTGGAAGCACTAACGGAAATACCAGATTTGAAGTCTGGTGTTAAACCGTTAACAGAAATGGAAACAGTTTGCGGTATAGATGGTCTGCGTTTTATTGATAAAATGCCACCTTCTACTTCTATAGGCTATCCATTGTCAGGCCCAAAATCTGACTATATAACACTTTTAAATCCGGAAGATTTTCCATCTCATGAGTGTCCAGCCGCTTTGGATCAGCGATTTTGGACACATGCTTATGAAATGGAAGACCTTTATTTAAATGGAAAAAG